CCCCAGTTGTGGCCATGATGGCCGGGTTACTTCGCCTTACTGCTCGGTCCAAACGTTGATCAAATTTGGAGGCATCCGGCTTTTGCCTTCTGTTACCCACCGCCTCTGCGGCTCTGTTTGCACCCTCGGTTAATACCCCACCAACAATCACGCCTGATGTGTTGGGTTTAACCTTTCTAGCAGCACGTTTAGCCCTACGAGTCGCCTGCGTAGCTTTTTTAGAAACTTTTTTCTTTGCGGTTTTGGCCTTTTTCTTTACTGTTTTGGCCGCCTCTCTAGCCTTTTTGGCGGCTTTCTTTTTCGCTGCCGCTGCGGCGCGCCTTGCCGCTTGAGTGCCTTTGGTAAGTGCCTTTCTAGCAAGAGTTGCTGCAACCATGATTATCCACCTTTCTTCTTAGCTGGGCCGCCTGAACGCATACCCTTCATAACACCCGACTTTTTAGCCGGGCCGCCTCTCATGCGACGCATAACACCCGACTTTTTAGAAGCCTTTAGTGGTCCGCCCACATTCTTTTTAATGACGCCTTTGCCCATCAGGACGTCTTTTTGCGTGACTTTACCGTCACCGCTCAAATCAGGAAACCCGCCATCCTTCATTTTCATGGGGTCACCTACACCTCCACCGCCCCTCATTTTCTTGGGCTTCTTAGGCATCATGGGACCGCCTGCTGGTCCACCGCCCCTCATTTTCTTAGGCTTTTTAGCACCCCCATTGCCTAAATTAACAACTGACCCTGAAGAGCCGCCCGCACCCGCTTCTTTCTTTCTAGGACTCATTGCCATTTTTCAGTCTCCTGTAAAATTCGTGACGAATCTTATACATGTTTTCGACGTCATAAGCGTCAAAATAACGCTCATAATACCCCAACTGGCGTATCTTATCTGCCGATTCCTCTAACTTACTAAGACGTTGGACGAATATCATCGCATATTCATCCTCTGTTTCTGGGTCAAAAGTGCCATCGTCTACAAGCTCATTCACGTCTTGATCGGGATGAAAGCCCATGACCCAAATGTCACGGTCTATAAACATACCGTCAGATATGGCTTGGTTGATGTCATCGAGGTATTCGTGGAAGGCATCCGAGTTTTCGGTAAATGCTAAATCCACGATAATTACCAAATCAACCTGGTCGTCCCAGGTCGATATGACCGTCCACAAGTCCTGATAATTAGCGGGATCGCGTTTAAAAATAACCGAAACCCGTTGCGCTGCCCAAGCTGCTTTAGCGTAAGGGCAAGCGGGTAACCCATTGAATTCTGGGTTCTTTTTCTCTAAGAGGGTCCTTGACCACTCTCTAATTTCATTGTAAATCTTTTTTTCTTTTCCAACAAAAAATTCATGCATACCGTGTCTTTTTCTTACGATCTGGCATGATGGCACCGCAGCCCCTACTAACTAAACCACCTTCGCTCATTTTACGAACTTTGGCTTTTTCAGTATTAGACACCACTGTCTTGCCTTTAGCCCCTTCTTTCTTCTTTTTACGAGCGGTAGTCGCACGCTCTTTTTTAGACAAACTTTGTGCTTTAGCGCGAGGCAAACACCGATCAGGATTTTTCTTGTCCTTAGAGGTACCGCATTTTCCAGCAATATTGCCGGAACTATCTATCCTGACCCAATCCTGTTTGAGCCATTTTTTTAGCTCGCCCATTAACGACCTTTCCTCTTACCGCCTTTTGCTTTTTTGGCGTAGTTAGGATCTTTGCAATACTTTGAAGCGGCTAAGTTAGCGTATGCGCTAGGGTAAGTATCAAACGTCCGCTTTGCCCAGGCTTTACCTTCCGGGCAAATTTTGTTGCCCTTTTTCTTCGCTGCGCCGCCTTTGGCCATCTTTATCACACCACACTTTGCAGCGGGCATGACCGTTCCTGTTCGCACTCTGCTACCCATGAGCCTTTCCTTTTAACACTTCCACCTTTTTCTAGCTTGACGTAGCCTAGAATTGGGATTTTTGGCAGCTTTGGGGAATTTTTTCATCTGCCCCGCAGAACGCGCACAAAAAGATTTGCGACGCTTCTCGTCTTTACTGCCTTTTTTGACTTTTCCTGTTACGGCTGTTTGCAACTTAGAGCCAGGGTTTTTCCTTCTATAGGCTTTAACCCCGGCCTCCGTCATTCCCGCGCCTTTTTTAGTAGGCCGAAAATTCTTTTTGTTGCGTTTTGGCATTTTGTCGCGTTTGCGCTCTGCCATAAATCACCTAGCTAAAGAATATCGTTAAAGCCGTAATATTCGTCGCCGTCCCCACATGTATGTCAGAGGTGAATAACAGCCCCTCATCCGGTATATTCACAGAGTGTGTGGACGATTGAACGAAGTCTAAGTCAACTATTGTCGAACCGCCGTTACCGTTAGTGAGTGTCAAACGACCTGCACCCCCACCAACTAGAACCTGGACTTGACGAAGTCTAGCGCGGCCAACGCTGGCCGCCCCAGTTCCCGTCAGACGTTTTGCTCTTACGTCTGAATTAGCCATCTTTATCTCCTGTTACGATGCGTCAGAGGAGCTAGATATGCCAAAAAACTTCAAGACAATTACTGTGTCTGCACCAGGATCTCCTGAGACAACAAGCTCTACTTCGTCCGCTGTTTCTGTGGCTGCCGTGGTCGCTCCGCCAGACATGCCGAGAACGCCGTTACAAGGGAAAAAACCCTTGAACCCGACTGAATTTATAGCGGGGGAAATACCATCAACAAAGCCATCCGTATCTGCGTCAGTGCCAATGTCATTGAGAGTTACAGAGTTTCCAGCGGCTGAAGTGACGACCACTGTGACCGCCATAGGTATAAAGTTGGACGGAATACCGATTGAACCTTCTTTACCTGTGGTTGCTCCGTTTGCCACCGTAATGGTTGTCTCATAGGTTTTTAGAGTCATCGTGCTGGTAACAGCACCCGTAGTGGCGTTTTTGGTTATATCTTGAAACCCGTTCTCCGACCGAACTGGGCCGTTGAAAGTAGTATTAGCCATGTTGATCTCCTGTCTTGGCTAGTGTCAGTCACAGGATGTGACTGTCAGGGATTAACGCACGATACGATAAAAAAAGGGGTGACACAAGCCACCCCTTCTTCCACACCTTCTGGTGATTAAGCTCCTTCAGTTCCGAAAACAGCTCTCCAGTCAGAAACACCAAAGCTATATCGCTCTCGTGCCTTGAATCGCATGTTTCCAGTATCAAAGTCGCCTTCCATACCCGTAGCTATGGCGGTACGTTGAAACATCTTAAATCCGTTAGGTGCATCTGTCTTAATGAAGAATGCATCTGTGTCGGTGAGGAAGTGGTTCACCACCGCACCCTCTGGGAGCATACCCATAGATTTAAGAGCATTTACGTCGTTATCAGCCGTTCCTGAACGTAGATTAGAGTTCATCACACGCTCTGCAATGAATTGCAGTTCTTTTGGAATGATCAACTTCATGCCACGTACAGCAATTTTCAGCCCACGTTCGTCAGTCAAACCAGCGATATCTATCAACATTTGCTCAAGAGAGGTCTCATTGAGGTCCGCTGCGGTAGACAAAATGTTTCTCTGGTTGCCTGTCAAAGAAGGGTGCGCTGATGAACAAAGAGCAGCACCATCACCAATTGGTGAGCTTGTGCTAAACGCATTGTTCAATATAGAGGCGGCCTTGATCTGCTTAGTCTGTGACATAGATCGTGCCAGGGCACGGGTATATCGAGCAGCAAGCCTATCGTACAGGTTGTCCTCTACAGCCTCTTCAGTGATGCTGAAAGCTAGAGCAATTGTTTCGTGCGTGTAACGAGCAGTGTATGTTTCCTGCGCGTCGTCAAAAGAAATCGCGCCGCCCTCTGACTTAACTGGCGCAGTGCCAAAGCCAGACAGCATCACTTCTTCTTCGAATGCACGGTCTGAGGTTTCTGTTTCAAAAATCTCAGCATGTTCATTGTCGTATCGGTCGTATTCGAGCCCGAACAAGGCATTAAGGCCGGGTTCTAGCTCTTTCGCAAGTTGTGCGCGAGAAATAGCCATTAGTTAAACCCTCCTTAAATGCCGGTAGAATCCGCAGTGGTTTGAGAATCAAACCGGCGGGTTCCAGCGTTAAAATGCGCGTTCAGACGAACTAACAGCGGTATACCAGCAGCGGTAAAATCGCTATTAGCATCATCATCCACGATACCAACAATTCGTAGCGGTAAAGTCGCAGTGACAGCGATATTGGCCACACTTGCTGCACCACTGGATCTACCAGTGTTTGTGCTGCCTGTGCGAGCCGATGTCCCCAAATCTGTGTTAGCAAATACCGCAGTCAGTGCTGTTGCTCTGTCTGTAAGAGAGGCATCAGAAGCGACTTGGAAAAGCTGATTTGGATTGTCTGCAACAAAAGCTTTCACGGGGAAGTTAGTATCCACGCTCACGCTTCCGCTACCGGGCCAATAATTAATAAAGACCGGCTTTTTCTGAACCGAGTCTTGGTACTCCACACCCATTAGGACGCCAAGTGCCTGCGTGGTGCCGCCATTGGTGGCACCTGCTTGATCAATTACGCCCGCAGCCGTAGGAACGACAATAGCGTATTGGTAAATGGCATTTGTGTTGTTGCTGGCGATCTCATACTGAGTAACCCCAGTAGAGTTAACACCTGCACCAACAAGCCCAACAGGACGTAGACCATAGGCAGTTTCTTGATTTGCCATAGGAAAATCTCCTTATTGGGGTGACCTACTAATCTTTTCGTGGGCCACCAAAAGTTACACGAGATTGACGATCAGGTTTATTGATCGCCATGCTTTCATGAGCATTTTCCCGCATCATATCGTGGTCAACGGCATCTATAAGGTCTTTACTCTTCCCTCGGAAGTATTGAGTCCTTTCTTCAACCGTTTCTAACGGTATACGAGCGAGAACCAATCCACCAACTCCAAACACACCTTCATACTTTCCTGAATCAACCACCGGTGCTTCAAAATCAGGATATTCGTCTGCTCTCACAAGCTCATATCCTTCTCTCAAACGAGCTGAAATATTTTTGCGGTCGTCAAAACCACGAACTTCAGCTCTTATCCACCTATGCTTGTACCCCTCGGGTGCAGGCGGTGCTTCGAGCATGGACGGGGGAGCCCAGGGCTTTCGCCTTTGCTCCTTCTCCCTGCTGTCTTTTGCGCGAGGAGATCGATCAACGCCTTCAAAACCTACTTTCTTTTTTGTGGCCATTGTCATCTCCTATTTGACATGTTTCGCGTATTCTTCTAGCGGCACACCTAATCTTTCCGCTATGGCAACCTGGCTAGGTGTGAGTTTCTTTCTGGTCCTGCGTCCTGTTTTTGAACCACCCGTGGAACGGGAATTACCGGCTACGTTTTGGACGGGTCGTTTACCGGAGTTTGTGGTAAATTTATGCGGAAATTCATTCCGTATTCTTGAATCTAGCTCACTATAATACTCATCGCTTTTCGGGTCAAACCCTTCATTTTCAACGAGTCTTTTGTGTAAACCAAATGCCGCAAAGGTCATAGCCTCATCTTGTCCAAACCACTCATTTCGAGCGGCCCAGCTCTCAGCCTTTGGGTCAGGCGCTTGTTGCTGGGGAACCTGCTGTTGGGGGACTTGTTGCTGGGGAACCTGCTGTTGAGGAGCTGGCTGTTGTGCAACCTGTTCTGCTTGACGTTCCTGTTGTTGTTTGGCCGCTTCATAACGGTCTTTAGCCACCGCTAGTTGCGTCAGCTTTCTTTGTGCAACCACCGTGGCTTCTGTGTCCGCTCTATCTATAGCAGCACGTAACTCTGCCTCTGCCTGCTGCTCTTCAATAGTGAGACGAGACCCATATTCCGTCATATATCCCTTATCCAGGGAGTTTACGCGGGCTTTTAGCTGCTCAGACTCAGTTTGCACATTTTTTGCGTATAATAAAGCCTCTTCACGCTGCCTTTCAGCCTCGCGCATTTTCTTAGTCAAACGATCTATACGCTTTTGAACACCCGCCGTGTATTTCTGGTGTTCGTCGTCGTCCTCTGACTCTACTTCTACTGAATCAGCTTCCGCAGTTTCCGGCTGATCAATTTCAACTTCAACCTCAACGTCTTGATCATCTTGCGTTGTTTCAACGGTCTCTTCCTCTGAGTCATAAGTAGACTCCTCATCTTTCACGTCAGCCATGTTTTCTCCTAAAAGCTAATGATGTCATCTGGATCAGATATGGTAGCTATGATTTCATCATCATTTAAAATGCGAACCTCTCCACCATCAATACGGAACCTAGACCCCGCATAACGAGCAAAAACAACCCAATCTTTGGGCTTACACCAAGGTCCGTCGGGAAATTTTTCAGGATCGTTATAGGCCAAAGGGCCCTGCTTGAGGACATATCCAACTACGGTCTGAATCTGACCGTCCTCTAACACCTGTTCAGGAATATATATTCCGCCCTCCGTCTGAGAGCGTCCGCGATAAGGTAGGATGAGGATTCGCCAGCCCGTAGGATTCGGCATTCTATCAAGTAAAGAGCCGTCTACTTTGGCCGGATCTAAAACACGCTCTCCGGCAGCGACATATGCGTCCTCAACCGTGTCTTTTGACGTTGTTTCATGTGAAACATCTTCTTTTTCAGTAGCGGCTTTTTTTTCTAACTCATCCGCTAAGTAACCCGGCACTTCAATCATGCATACGCTCCTGTTGTTCTAGCAGGCCCGAGAGTTCCTGTGCTATGTAATTTAAGGCATCTAGCTCTCCCATAAGCTGTTTGTAAGCTTCGAGAGAGGTCACGCCATTGTTTTCTAAAATGTCCAAAACCAAAGATTTACGTTCTTTTATCTTTTTTTGGACAAACTGCACTACGACTAAATCATCCATAACATTTTCGTCTTATAAAGTCGTAGCGAATCTTATACTGTATTCCCCTCTATCTCCACAAGATATCGATTTTTCATGTGCCCTGCTTTGAGTAAAGCCTTGCTTTGCCCAAAATATTCTACAGCGTGATAATTTTTCACAAGCTCTTCACAAAGCCATTTGTCGTATCTTTTGAAATCACCCATGTAGCGACCATACTTACCGCCCTTGTCCTTAAAGGTTCGTAGAGTCACTACCGTGCCCACCGGCATAAAATCTTCTACAAATTTTTTTGCGGCAAGCCCATATTTTTTCTCTTCTTTGTCTCGTGTACGAGACTCAGGCGTGTCAATTCCGTACAGGCGAATGCGACCACGCTTACCGCCCACGTAAGTATCAAAGCCAAGATCCACCAAAACATCGATTGTGTCTCCATCAATTATTTTGACGACGGTTGCCGAATACTCATACATAGGAGCCAGCTTTTATGATATCTGTTAGTTCTAAAGCTCTGTTGCCAACCTGACGAGCCCAACGAGAATCCATAAATTCTACTGCGGCGGTGTCGTAATCTTCTGTATTCATGGCCGCTATGGCATTCTTGAAGCCTCGAAAGCGGGTAGCCCCAAGATTAAAGAAGATGTTCAATATGGCGTCTCTACGAGGGCCCTCTAGGGTCCTGAACCATATATACTCTGAACTAAGTTCTGCCTCGCACCGGTCTAAGTCATTTTTCAATAGAAAATCGACTTCTTCATCGGATAAACCGATACCACCGTCCTCGTCAACATTACGACCTACCCCTATCGTCCATTTTCCATCTGGACACTGATAAGCCACATGACGGCCATCCTCAGACTTAACCTCACCCTCATGGCGTTTAAGCATTTCTATTAGTTGGCTCATTAGTTTTTCCCGTTAGAACCGCCGTAGAAGAATGCGGCTGCCGTGCCCAATATGCCCGATAACTGGCCTAACACCAGGCTGATAATGGTTTCATCATTCTGGTCATGTGGCATCAAAGTAACGATCACGACAAATCCGCCATAGAGCAAAAGAGTAAGTATCGAAAACACTTTAGGGGTCCAGTCTGTAGAGAACTTGGTCCTGGCGTCCTTTCTATCCGCCACCTCAGTCTTAAAAGACTCTAGGTTGATCTCCATCTCCCTTATCTTGCTCTTAAACTCTGAATCAGCCTGCTTTACCAGCACGGCCTTTTCTGGTTCTCTCTCGATAAGGTCTTCTATCTCGTTAGCCGTAGCAGAGTCCGGCAGCCCAAGCTTCTTGGCCGCCATCTTGACAGCCATTCCAGCCATGGGACCGCCAGCAGCACTGGCTATTGTGGGAGCAAGGGATTTAAATAACCCGCCTAGCTTCATTCGGTGTCGTTTTCTTCAGCAACTATGTCGTCTATAGTATCGCATACATCTGGGACAACTACACCTGTTGTCGCAGATAAAGCACCACGACCCACTGCTCTTATACCTTTATAAAACTGAGAACAATAAACTTCTTTATTATCAATAACTTGCTGTACTGATGTGCAACTGCTCAAAAACACAAGCGCACTAAGGATCGCATATCTCATTAAAAAGTACCTTGGAATCGTTGGGGGCGAATAGCGATTGGACTGTATCCCTTCACAGGGCCGCCGCTGTTCATCTTCTTGGGTTTTTTCTTACCGGCTTTGTTGAGAGCAATGGCAACCGCCTGTTTCTGCGGATAGCCCTCATCTCTCAATTGGCTGATGTTGGAACTAATGGTCTTTTGACTAGACCCTCGCATCAAAGGCATGTGACCTCCTATGCGTTGGTAAACTCTGCGCCACGTAGAGCTGCACCCATTCCACGTCGCTTGCCCTTAGTGACTTTGGCCTGCTCAGTGTTGGGTGTTTTTTCCTGTTTCAAAGTCGCATAAGGAATACGTCCTTGATCTCGGATATCCGCATAGTTAGTAGGTTTAGGCGGCTCTTGAATGGGGCCGCCCATAATTTTTACTACACTCATATCAACCTCCTGGGTTGTTTTTCTGGTTCAAGCGCATAATCTCGCGCTCTGTAGATGCTTGAATCTTTTTATCGGTAGTCGCTTCCTGACTGGCCAATCTTTGATCAAACTGCCTCGCTCTTTCCTGTAGCGTAGCTTGCTGAAGATCAAGTTTACGCTGCCCTTCCGCAATATCGGCTTGAGCGGCCTGAGCCTTGATGTTTAGCTCCTCCTGCTTCAGACCTATTAGAGGATCTCCAGCTTGTCCGCCACCCGCAATCTGCTGGCTCATCTGACGAACGGCCTGCATATCCTGGGCTATCAACTGAGCAACAAGACGCTCTACCTGCAACATTTGATCCTCAGTGACCTCTTGCATTCCAGTCTGCTGTAAAACCTGAGACGTAGCCTGCTCTCTAGCTTTGAGCCTTATATGTTCCAAAATGTGTTTTTGAAGTGCCAAAGCAATCACTGGAGAACTTTGAACAATCCCGGAAGCCATAAACATCAAGTGAGCCATGATATGCGCGTCATGGTCCTGACCCTCAAAGGCTCGTAGCTGAATATTGTCCAGAGCGTCTATATGCTCTTGTCCTGGATCCTTGGGCTGTGGTTCTTGCTCCGGGGGCCCTTTCAAAATAGCGTCCACGTCAGCCACACCCAAGGCGTCATACATCCGACGAAACGCCTCATGCGTGTTATGTAGCTGCGGGGCCTGCATGGCTAGTTGAAGCTGTGACTGCGCCAAAGCGATTCTCTGCGCCTGCGAAAATATGTTCGGATTAGAGACAGGAATGACGTCTATGCGGTCATCAAAGTCCTGTGCCAGCACGGTGGGTTCTACGCCGCTTACAGAGTATGGGTACTCCTGGGGTAGAAAGTCGTGTATCACACTAGCCAACAACTTGAACTCAGTCTTCATGGCATAGTGCAGCCGTTTGTGAACGGCGCTCATCACCCTGGTGCCCTGCTCCAACATAGCAACAGTGCTGCCTACAGGCGCATTCTGATTACCGTCTCCCACCTTGAGATCCGTGATCGTTGCAAATCTACGACCCGCGTCCACCACAAAACCTAACAAATTAAACAAAGTCCCATCTGGGCCCTTGAACGGTAACGGCAGTAAGCCATCCCTTATCGCACCACCCGGAGCGTCAACGTCTCTGAACTCTCCGGGCTGCAAAGGCTCACTGTCCTCTGCGATCCGCAGGCCGCGAGCCTTGAACCCCGCCGGTAGATTAGCCAACGTCCCCGCGTCAATTAGTTGACGCAAAGCCGCAGTCGCCGTGCGAGAAAGACCACCAATGGTATGTATCAGTCCAAGCCCATAAAAACCTAAGCCTGGCAGAAACTTATAGTGAACAAAATATTGAATTTTAGCTCGGGATTCATCGTCAGCGTCATAATTCCGGCGGATGGCAAGAATTTGACCATTGTCCTCACTAAGCGTGACAATATACGGTAGCTTGATGCCCGTATCCTCGCCATCCTCATCCTTGTCTTCATAACCCGGCAGATCCAAATCAACGTGAAACTCTAACAAATTACAGTCATAGTCCACGTAAGAGGGCTGCATACCCTGAATCTTGTTGATCTCAGTCTTTACCGTGTCTGCTGGTTCTTGGGCCGGGGACACCGGGACGTCCAAGTAAAACCCCGATACTTGCTTCTTTCGAAGATCGTTCGCGGTCATTGGGACAATGTGCGTGATTACCGGCGCAGTTTCTAAGCTGCTTGTCTCGTAAGGAACGACAAGGTTTTCCGCAGGGACAAACGTGCTTATAGCCCTGCCTAACGTCTCATCGTAGTAAACTTTCTTGAACGTAGACCCCGCCAAAGGCAAATAAAACAGCATTTGGTCAAACTCAGGAGTGTACTCCTCCATCACATTGGTGATGTAGTAGTTCATGAAGTCTTTGACTCTGCGGGCTTGAGCCTCTTTTTCCCTGGTAGCGGAACCCATAATCTGAGTTCTAACAGGCCCCCCAGGGGGTAAAAGCTCATTGAATGCCTGTGCCTGAAACTGAGTGGCCGCCTCGGCTAACAAAGGGTGAGTCACACCGGTAGCCCCTCGAAAAGGCTCTGATCGCTCTTCGTAGGTAAAGCCCAATAGCTCTAACCCTTTAGAATATGTCTCCTGCCAATCCTTTCGAGAAGCGTCGTTGGCATCGTACTGCTCCATCAGATCGCTAGACAACGCGCCTAGATCGCCGTTGTCCATGTCCTCTGCGAGATTACGATAAAAATTTTCTTCGTCTAAAGAACCGGGGGCCGGGGTCGGATCAAAATCAACAATCGCCCCTCCATCCTCGTCAATCTCTATTTCAACGCCTTCCGGGTTTACACCAGAAAGGCCATTGGGTGACGCCAAATCAGCGTCATCTTCAATCAGGGGCATCTCTGGGTTATCCGTAACCCGATCCATCAATGAAACTACTGGGCGATCACCATTTGCCATATTATGTTCGCCCCATCACCGTGCTTATGTTGTTTAACAACGCCTTGCTCATGTCGTCATTTACTGAACCCATGATGCCTGCTCGATTCATTAGATTACGGTCCACCGCAGAAAGACCCGTCATAGCCTCTCCACCGTCTCTAAAATTAAAATTTGTTAGGTTAATCCCTAAACGATCTGCTGCTTCTCGCGCTTGCTGTTCATTCATGCCAAATGCGGATGCAGCCTCTCCCAGAGTCATCCCTTGGCGTCTAGCAAAATCCAACATCCTGTTGGCTGCCTCTGTTTCAGTGTAAGGTCCCTGACCTACCGCAGCAGCTTGAGTGTTCAGCCTTTGAAGTTCCGCTGCCTGTGCTTCCGGGGTATCAAACTGAGGACGTTGCGCCAACACCTCCGGTATCAGATTAAAAGGACTACGACCTTGCTCTGTAATGAAAGGACCCGTCAAACCAGGGTTCAATCCCTGCGTGCCATAGCCAAAGTCCTGAACTGCCCCTAAAACATCAGATTGAGTAATCGGTTGTGTAATAGGTTGAGCAAATGTTGAGGATTGTTGATTCAAGACAGGATTGATCGCATCAGCTATCTGTTGAGCTGTTAGCCCCCTGGGTAGCGACGCGGCATAATCTCCTATCCTTTGCGCTGCGATGTCCTTTGTATCTGAAGTTAGAAAAAGATCTTGGATAATCTGTTCCGGGGTCCGAACTCCCGGAGTTGTACCTGGAGCTGGGGCGGTAACAGGGGCTAGGCCCACACCCGTTACATTACCCGTGTCACCTGTAAGAAAAGTTCCGGTGGTCGTGGGCGTGGCACCGGTTGTCCCTATGACCTGTGCCGAGGGCAACGTGCCCCCTGGCGTAATAAACTGATCACCTGTTGTGGTCAGAATAGTTCCTGTCGCGCTACCCGGTGGAAGACCCGCTGCGTCCGCCTGCTCCGCAGAAAGACCTACCGTCGTGCCGCCCAGACCGCTGCCCATAATGTTAGCCCCGGTAGAGGGAAAAGTGGCCGTTATGTCCATCTCACCAGAGGGCTGTAAATCTGCACGGCCCATGGTGATTCCTGTCGTAGGTTCACCGCTGGGTAAAACGCCTCGCGTTACTACCGGAACGGGGCGATTCAGAATTCTGTCAAAAAAGGTAAGGGCAGCGGGCCCCGCTACGTTAAACGCGGGCGTTTGCGTAATCGATTGTGGCCTGTAGGGTAAGAACGCTTCTAGCTCCGCTGCGGTAAGTGCCGCCGCACCAGGCTGGCGGGGCTCCGCAGGTGCTGGAGGCAAGGTCTGAAAATCCATACCCTCCGCAGAACGAATAGGAGCCAACGAAACTATGCCGTCCGCAGTGGTCGCAGGTGACGTTCCCGTCCCGGTAGCTGGTCCTCCAATAGAGAGTTGGCCGCGAGCTTGAGCAAACGCCTGTGTGTATCTAGGGTCGTTTAAAGAAATGCCGTTGTCTTGGGCCCATTGATCTGCACGAGCCCTGGCAGAATTAATGTCTGACTGGTTTTCATACTCAGCTAACTCTTCTAAAAGAGCTTTTAAGATTTCGTCTCTGGTCATCGCCATGGACCGTTACCCTCATCCATAATACGCAGCCCGCATTCTAACAGGCTCTTCGGAACCCCAATCGTCGGTAGGCAACTGTACAAAATTACCCTGACGATAACGCATTAGTGCTTGAGTGGTACTGTCAACTAAATCATCATGCTCGCCATTAGGGAACGCAGCACACTCTTCTATCAATTCATGAGCCCATTGCTCATCCGGCACCCATATCATGCCCGCCTCCAAAAGAGGCGCAATCGAGTGAACCCTCGTGACCTTATCATTGCCACGAGATGGCGTAAAGTTTACCACAGGGATTCCCATATTCCGAAGTTCGTGCGTTAACGGCATGCCCGTCGCTTTTGCCTCAATGATTACCGTCTCAGGGTCCCAATATTTGTATTGGTCATACGCAATCGCCTTCAATTCAGGAAAATCCCATCTCCCCTTCTGGGAATCCAACAAGATTAAGTTAGGTTGCGTACCCTCATCCGGGTGAAACACGCCCCAGGTCGTAATCGCACTGTAATCCGCCGTCTCACGCTTAGAAAAAGCCGTGTCATAGCTCTGAATAACGTATTCAAGCTTAGGTATTTTTGGTTTTTCCCAAAAATTCCACCATTCTCGCTTCAAAATGGCATTTGTTTCGCCCGTAGGCTGTTGTTGGTACTGAGCATTCCATTTACTGGGCGGAATCGACGCCTTTACCGCCTGTAAATCCTCCAAAGACCAGTATTCTGGCCACACAGGGTCCCCAGAGGGCATCTCCATAGGAAATTCCACGATCTCCCACTGGTCTGCAAGCGGGTCACGGGCCATTTGACGCACCAATTGACCCGTAAGATCCTTTTCAGACCAACGAGTCATGACCAAAACTATCGCTCCACCCGGCTGGAGCCTCTGACGGGGGCCCCCGGTGTACCAATCCCAGGCATCATCAAAGCCCGTATTCGACATAGCAGTCTGTTCAGAATGGGGATCGTCGATAATACATAAATCAGCACCGCGACCAGCCAAATTACTGCCAACACCGACAGCATAATACATACCGCCGCGAGCAGTATCCCACCTTCCACTAGCTTTCGAGTCGGGGGCCAAACCCGATTCAGGAAAAATCTCTTCATAGTCCTCTCGTTCAATTAGATTTTTTATTTTTCTACCGAAACCCACAGCAAGTTCCGTGGTGTGCGTAGCCTGGATGATCTTCATCGCAGGATTACGACCTACCATCCAAGCAGGAAACAGAAAACTGGCGAACTCACTCTTGGTGTGACGCGGCGGCATGTTGACGATCAGCCGCTTTAACTTGCCATTGGCCACCGCCTCCAACTTTTCAGAGATCAAACGATGATGCTTGCCCGCAATGAACTCGGGCCACATCGCGCGGACAAAGGTCAGAAAGTTATTCTGGCACGCCTCAATCCGCTCCAACTGCGCCAGACGCAACTGGAGTTTTAGCTGGCGGTCAGCGACCTCATCAGGACTTTCAAAACCATCAGTCATCTTTAATTAGTTCTTTCACCAAATCCAAATCACCCGAGTCCATAAAGATCGGGGTCTGCGGGCCCATGAACGCGCCCAAGACATTGAAGTCAAAATACTCTATTGCCTCTTCACGGGTCATGTCCACCGCTCCGTCCATCAAAATATCAATACATTTCTGTAGATCGTAGACCAGGACAGGACCTTGATGGTCACTTACCGTCATTCCGTAAGCGGTTCCAATTATAGCGTCATCAAAACCATCTGCCTTCAAATACATATCGTCTTCTACGCCATTTACGCTCAATTGAATGTTTCTAAATTTATCAGTCACGTCTTGGGGCCCCTGTGTGTGTTTCATATGCAACTTTATGCGATTCAACTTATATGAATTTTTACAATTTTTTTGCGACTTTTCAAATTGTTTTTTCTGATGATTGTTCGTGAAAAACCTGCACAAGCACGCGGCCCGAGTAAAACGCCTGCGCGCGCATTTGTACGTGATCGCCGGGCATTAACTAACAAACAGCCTCGATTGTGCCGGGGGCCCCTGGCACGCGGATCGCGGCCCAGGGATCGCGAACAATGCCCGGATCGGCCAGGATCGCGGACCCGATCGGCGGCTATCTTAAATATTTTTTAAATGCGTAGTTCTGGATCGGCGCTGTTCGCGATCGATCGCCTGGCCCAGGCCCAGGATCGGCTACCAGGGATCGCGCCAGGCGTGCCAGGGATCGCGGACCCAGGCCCAGGGATCGGCTACCAGGGCTCGCGGTGCGCGGTACGTTTCCAAGAACTCTAGGGCCGCCCAGGGCGGCCAGGATCGGCGGGAGATAGGATCGCCCAGGGGATCGCCCAGGAAATCGCCCAGGGAATGCCTGGGAACATTTCCCAGGTGAAAAAAAACCCGGCGCTGCGGCCGGGTTTCTCGCTGCCAGGGTGGCGGCTAGGGGTTGATATAGCCGGGCTCGTGGCGCATCGGAACCAGGTGATCCAAGCGCGCCCAGTCGGGGTGATCTTTGTTAAATGAACAGTAGAACGCCAGGGTGGCTTCCTCCCTGGTAACTTTGTTGTGGGCGTTCATTCCGTCGCACCAGGATTGGTCCAGATGTTTGTCGGATCGCTGCGGGTAGTACCCGGCGGTCCGGTGTTTAATCGCGATTACCTGGGCGGGATCTAGCGGGTTAGGTAAGTAGTAAAGCATTTTTATTTCTCCTGGGCTTTTTCCATTTGAGTTTGACAGCCTCTCCAAGCCTCTGTCGGACTGAGCCCGTATTCCTCGATGTCGCGGACGTCAACGGTATAACGCACCGGCCAGACTCGGGTGCTTTGATCCAGGCTCGATTCGATCGCCGGGTGGCAGTTGAGTAGCTGCCCGTGTTTGGTAATGACTACGGTGTTGCCTTTTGCCTGGCTCGGGCTCACCAGTAAGATGCCATCTTTAACCGGGATCGCGCCCAGGCTATACCCGTTATGCGGAATAGTGCCGATCGCGTCATAACTGAAATTTGGAAAAGTTTTCATTTCGTTTTTTCTCCTTTGTTGTCCTGGCCGTGCGGCCAGGGAGGTCTAATATACGCATAATTGCCGCATAGTAAAAGGCCCCGGATCGCACGCGCTCTCCAGGGCCTTTAACGATCCAGGCGGAAACTTATTCTTAATTTGGTCTCCTGCTGGATCGCGCTGCAATGTACTCTCGCGCCTGACCTACGGACATCGCAATCCCGTTGAAGATAACAATCTTTTGCGCTACGGCCGTACTACCCAACGGGTGGTGACGGCGGGTGCGCGGGTTGCTTCGATCCAGAATTTCAGCCGTTATGCCTAAGCTACGCGCTTTATCAATTAGCTGTTGAGCGGCCTTTGGTGATTGGTTTTTTATCTTTTTCATTTATCTACTCCTATGGTTAGTCAGGCTATTTCACCATCTCCACAATTGAAACCGGCCCGGCTGCCTGGTAGCAGTTGAGACAGTCCAGGCATTTCCGACCGGTGCAATTGTCGCGGTGATCCTGGCCAGTGGTGTTGTTAAACACTTTCTGAAAGCCAGGCGGCGGGATCGGGCGGACCCGATCGGTCCGGGGGTTCGAATAAACCAGAATCAGATTCTCCGGGCGGTTATGCTCGCCCAATTTGTGGACCAGGTCTCTCCGTTTAGTCCACAGAGCAAAAGTAGTGCCAGGCACGGCTCGGGCGATGTGAACAAAGTTATAAAGGTGCGTAAAATTGATCAGCTCTCCGTGTCCGTGCAATCGAACGAAACGCAGATTTTTTAACTGATTCACTAAGGCGTCGAATTCCAGGTCGGGAATCGGCCGGGACAGTTTCGAGCTGTTTCGCTCCCAGGGATCAACGCAGTTCTGCCGGTGCTGCTGCAACATCCTGAAGGAATAACACTGGCCGCAAATAGTTTTTCCGGCGGCGTGTTGCTTTTGACAGAATTCGTTGCTTAACGTGTTGGTGTTGATCGCTGCCAATCCCGCTAGCTTGCCAGTCATGCGGCTAACTTTGATCACGGGTGCAGTCCCAGGTCTTTAATGGTTTCCAGATCGGCGGCGAGTTCCTGGTGACGGTCCAGGGCTACGCGGAAGTTTTCGCACGTTCGCGCCTGGTCGCTGTCACTGTCCCAGGATTGACACAAAAGGAATAACTGCAAGTCGGACATAATCAGGCCCAGGG